CGCCGTTCTCTGCGTGTCACTCTATAGGAGGCCGAGAATATTATTACGAATAGAGTTGAAGTGCTCTAACACTTTACCGTAGCAAACGCTTAACGCTAAACTACTGGCCTTTAAACTAAATGTGAAGGCATAACACATAGTAAACAATCACTTAAAAAGATAATAACCAGGTACAAAAGAATCATCAACAGGCATTAACATCTCTTCCCAATTGGTCGTAGTTTTGTAATGCATTTTTCCGTATGCATCAGATAGGAATTTACCTACCTCCCAATTCTTGGGCATAGGCTCAGGTACATCGATCTTTTGCATCATGTTGGAGAGCTTGAGTCCAGAAAGGAAAAGGCTAGTAGCGTCAATCTGCACGTCACCATCCTTATCCATGATGCGGGAATTGTTCGGTACTTTGACAAGCTTGTCCCCAATTTTGACATAAAAATTGTGTGCCATTACGGCATCCTCAATGTCAATATCGGCTGTCAAATCACCATCACTATCTCTGTAAATTTTCTCCCAAGCACTACTCGGATTGTCTGCGTCGCCGTTGACGCGAATATAAACATCCGCTCCGACAATTGATGTTGAATCAATATCATCATAAACTTCAAAACCAAACGGAGATATTTTTGGATTTTTCTTGATTTTTGGCGGATCATTGACTAAAATAGTGTCGCCACTGTTCTCATCATCTCCGGAAACATGTGAAATACCAAAACGAGAAAGAAAGAAAGAAGGAGCCATGGTTGCACCTAATAACGCCCGTGAAGAGTGTACTTACCCTTGAAAGTGAGCATGAAACGATCAGAATTTGCTGGCTTGTCGACCACATCCGTCTCGGTGAAGGCATAAAAGAAAACCGGACGGGAATTGTCATTATCCGGTCCTTTCAGCAGGTCCTTCATTGTGTCATCAAATTCACAAGGAATTTGAACTTTAACGGTTCCTGGATCACCAGTACCACCATATGTGACATCAATTGCACCATGTAATGCCACCATTTCTTCTGCGGTTGTCGGAGTGACGACACCCGCTGCCGCCCATCCGCCATAGAATGTGCACATGCGTCCATAAATGCCAGGACGCGGTGCGAGGCGCACGGAAAGCTCTTTCCATACGCCAATCGGGTGATGTTTAAGCAATTCCTTTGCTCCAGCATTGGTCCAAGGTTCGTAACGCATCACGGCGCCAAATGTGGTGGTCAATGTTGTGGCAGTCTTCACTTGAACTGCCCCAGCGAACTTGTAATCTTGATCCGAACCGTACTCAGCAATCAATCTAGTCGAAGTGAGAGAAGGCATATCAAACAACTGTTGCAGTATCAAATTGTTTGATCAATTTGTCAAGCTTAGCTCTCTCAGACGAAAGCTTGCCTATTTCAAGATTGATTTGCGACCGATTGCCGGGAGAAGCAGCAGTGAGTTGTATTTGCTTCTGTTTGATTTCGCGAGCAAGTTGCAATCTACGTGAGCGAACTCCGTCCTCCTCAGTTGAAGCTTGCGTAATAGCACTGGATGAAGGCGTATCAATGCCAGCAACTGATTCCAGACTCTCCAAAGTGTCAGCACACTCTTCGAGCACAGCAAATTGTTTAGAAGAAAGAAAATGACCCTCAGTATGGCCAATTGAAATTGTCGTAGAGTTGCACTGATTGAGGATATTGCGAATGGTGTGTGCAATGCTCTCGTCAGACATTCCAACGGTACTGAATTGTAGTGAGCAGACCACTCGCGATGGAGTTCGCGTGTTGGGTACCAAACCAACATAAAAGTGGGGTGTTTGCTCCTTAAGCCTATCGCTATTCAAAGCCGAAAATAGACCGACATGCGCATCCGTCCTCTCGGGCCGGACAACTTTCCATAAACGAGGTTTGGAAAGATTGCCGCCTCGCCTCACTGATTTCTCAGCTTCGCGATGCCAGTGGGAATTGCTTCCGATTGGCCGACCATGTCTCGCCGCAAAGCGACTAACCTATAGAAAAGCTTGAGTGACCTAATCGGTTGGTTTTTGGACTAATGCAGTGCTGCTCAAGCTACGCAACTTATCTTTCGATATTTCGTTGGTTTCGCTGCATTCCTACTCAGAGGCTGTGTATCTGGTCTCGTACAGTAAGACGGCTAAATTTTGACTCGATAGCTAGAGTTGGATGAATGGATCATTCAAAATCTGTAATTTCCACGTCTTTTGAATGAGTGTCTTTCCACGTGATGGTCCTCTTGCCAAATGCACCATGCAATGTGATCGTGTTCGGTACCACGGCTACAGCATGATCTTCATATACTACCACGAACGAACGTGATATCTTACGTCTATCCATCTGGTCAATCAGCCTCTTTCTTGAGCGCTGTGCAAAGCGTTCATTCATGATGATCAAAGGCACCCTATTCTCCCGACAAACTTTCAACGCCAAGGTGCGACTAACTGGACCCCTGTAGCTAGCAATGGCATTTATGGCCGCGACGTTACTGCGCACACAATTCGCCAGAGCATACCCGAAACAGCCACCATTGCGCTCACGGACCGTGTACTGACGTGGCTCATCTGACTTGAGTGAACTAGGTAGCTTGTCGAATGGCGACCGTGCGATAGCCAGCGCTCTGGTCCACAGGTCAAACACTACGACGGGGTCACCGCCCCACACTTGGCAACGCGCTTCACAGTACGCTTGTAAGCCATGTCGTGCTGCGAGGGATTGTATTCGCAAAGCATCAGCACAAATGCCTGCATGTTGTATCTGATTGCGTTTGCGGTGCGCATATTTAAGAATTGTTCGCAATGCTTTGTACACAACCGTCCGGTGTGGCAGGACTGCGCGACTAATAAAAGTCACACCATTCGTCCGTTGACTACGCTCTTCAACCTTCCAGGACAATCCCACATTTGCCTTGAGCTGGTCACGCAAGCCCTTGTGCCGCCATTGCGGCATCCGGTCCATGGTCACATCATCACCACTTTGGCAGATACGTACATCTTTCAAACGTGCAACGCTAATGAGGGAACTATAAGCCATTATTTTGTTAATGATTAATGTCCAAGGATCCCCGGAGGCCAAGGCCTTACTGAGAACAAACTTGAAAGGCGAACCCATCATTCGCACTTTACGCTCTCCGCGGATTTCTGACGCTAGCGCTCCAAGTCCCAACTTGTCTGCAGCCATTTCAAGGAAAACAGAGGCCACTATGATGTGTACAGGACGGTGAGATGAATCTTGCTTTTCAATGTCCAATTCCACAGTGTTCTCGAAGGTACTAAGGAAGTCCTCAACTTCTGACTCGCGCAACCCGACAGGTGACAATTTGCCAGTTTGCATGGCCCGTGCCCATGCATGAGTTAAAGCATCGCACGTGTCGGCAAATATTGCCTGTTGCAAGTCGCTAGCAGAAACAACACCTTGGGCCTTCAGTTCGCTCGGGCCATCTTCCATAACCGAAGGTTTCTTAGCAAACTCGGGCTTGAGAAATGCAAACGACAAGGTTGACGCTGCAGTCTCATAATTAGCATAAGAGCCATCAATCGCCTGCTGACGTGTTTGTCGTGTGATGGCTGCCCTTCTTGAGTTGTTCACATGCGAGAAGAACAATTTCTTGTCAATAACCTCTTCAAACAACCATTCCACAATCAACTCCGCATCCACAAAGTCTTGAGGCCGAGGTCTCACATCTGGCACACTACGAGTCAATGCTTGAACTTGATCTGCACCCGGAACATCCCTTGGTTGGAAAGTGTATTGATCGAAATCGTCGGAATGGGCGATTCCCTCATCCCTGAATGTTACGCCTGACACTAATTCGACATTTGTGCGAATTTCAGAAGTGGAAAGCGCCTCTCCATCTGCAGTGAATACCGTGGCCACAGTGATGGGATCAGTTAAAGGGATCTCATCCAAATGCGTCTCCACCAGGTCTGGCTCATGCACGTGCACCCAGGTAGACTCGCTTTCAGCACGTATTTCGCAAAAATCCCAGGAAGTTCCACCCATGATGACTGTGTCTGGCAAGCGCCCATTGATCGAAGTATCATCAAACCATCGGAAGTTTGTCAACACTGAAACGCCTTCTACCACGAATATGGTTTTCTTGCGAGCACGTGTAAAGCCGACAGCGCAATGAGCCGCCTGTTCTGCTTGCCCCAACCATCGTAAGTCGCCACCTAACGCCTTTCCCAAGCCATGAATAACTGAAAAATTTGACCGGCGGCCTTGACACTCATGCACTGTCGCACCACGAACGCCACGTTGCAATATCATTTCCTTACCAATCTGAGTTCCTTGCATTGCTATGTCACCCCCACCTGGCAGCAATGTATCATCTGCAGTAAGTGTATAACACATTGCTTCGTTGTCATCAGAACCACAGAACAAATCTTCCACGAAGGTATCTGTCACTGTCGAGTGCAAATAAGTGACGGCCGCGTCCCAGCCTACAAAAGTAGTTGGAGTTATCATGACACAAGGAGCATCAGAAGCCACCAGCTTCAACTGTGTCGGCGAGAAGACATTCGAGATTTGTCTCCTATCGCCGATAGTGACAACACCCTTCGATTGTGCATGTCTGTTCGCTATTGCCTGCAAATGTTCTGGGTCAAAAGCGTAACACTCATCGATGATGACATATCTAGAAGCATACTTTGTGATCAGCGCCTCGTGCTGGGTCACAACAGTAGCACGCCTCAAAGGCTCAAGCTTCCCTAAGTTTTCCTGCCATTCTTCCTTGAGCTCACGCGTGGGGACGACTACAAGATCATTCACAGATATCCACATACGCGGAACCTTAGATTTACCACCCATCGCCAGACCAGTGATATGCGCCAACCAATTCTTCGTGCAAGGTTGAGTGAACAACCGTTCCGATTTCCTCAAGACGTCTGCGACATAATCAATGCCCGGCGCCGCGAGTTGCGCCTGATACCACGGTAGCATGGCAGCATCATTGCAAAGGCGCGCGCCAAGATCTGCTGCTATCACTGCTTCAATTAATGCATGCTGTATCTGGGCACCCCTAGCGTCCGGAGATATGTAATTTGGCCCAGCCAAGTTCTCGGCATTGACAGTTGCACCATGTAGCAAATCCATCAGTTTGTGGATGGGTGAAAAGTCGTATTCCCCATTCGCTTTCTGTAACCGATGCAACCTGTACTCACCATTGGGGGAAGGTAGCGATATCTTCCCTAGTTTGAAACATTCCCTGATGTCTTGATTATCAATAGGGCGTAAAGGTATTGGCAGGAGCTCCGGTGCACCGCCAAGCGCGAACTGCAAACCTTTAAACTCCTCCGGCTTGATATCAGCAATTTCTCTCTTCAGCAGATGGATCATTTTCTCTTTCTGCGCCCTAGACGCAGATCTGCAGTCATGATGAAAAGCACTCAACAAGACCGAAGCGGCAGCGCCACGCCTGACATGTGAATTGAATTTCCCCAAGAACAACTTCACTTCTGACAAAAAGTCAGAATACGGCAGCGCGGCATTAAGCTCGAGCTCAATGATCTGCTCTTCAGGCAACAAGTTTTTCTCGCGGAACCGTTGCAAATCCACGGCGTGGTCAACGCTGAAAACATTGAAAAAAGTCTCAACGATGTCTATAGCAGCAGCCTGAAAATCCAAATCTTGGGCGTCCTGCACGGCCACCCAAAACTTTGTCATTTTCTGGTTTGACCAATCCAAGTAATCTAAAAATGCAGTTATTTTCTTCACTGCATCCTGCTTGCCCATGATCCTGGCCACTGTGATTGTGCAATCCACCAACACTCTAGTAGTGTCTATGGTATACCGCATGCCAAGCATGACTGCAACCCCTACAACATCCACGTAGGAAAATGACAATGCCCTTGACTCTCGGAAACCCGCCTCAATCGCTTTTTGCCATTTCTTCGGAGACGTGACCCACCCATAAAGGGTGGACCACGCGCTGACAACAACATTCAACAATGACGCAGGTTCTATCTTTGCACCGAAATGTTCCTCCATTGCTCTCTCTGACATTTGGTCCAACGTCATTTGCCCAATGTCAGTTCTATATATCCTCATCAACGCTTCCATGCTTGACATGGCACCCAATGCCATCGTGCCTGTGGTCGTCGCCGCCAATGTGTGCGCCACTGTGGAATAAATGGATTTGCGCACGGTCTCTGACGCAGTCTTTGGTCGCAATTCATCCGCATGATTCTCAGCCAATGCATCCTGCACCTCTGAATACACCTCTATCCACGTACCCAATGCCTGAGCCTCAGTCTCAGACAAGGTGATACGTGGAGTCACCTGAGTGCCAGAAATTGAGTATGTAACAACCGACTGCCGCAACACTATACGTGCTACCATCTTGTCCTTCACAGCTTGTGTGCGGTATGTGGCCATCACTCTGTCGAAACTTTTCTTTTCTACCAAGACAACAGGTCGAGTCATGTCTGGCATAATCAACCTGATGAAATAATAATGCTCATAGGAAGGCAAACAACGTGTAGCCCAACCACCCGCGTTTAACGTCAGCTGATGATACTGCGACGCGTGATCACCAAAGATGATTGTTCGCCGTAACGAATGTCCAGCAGCGAACGTTGGCGCGAAAAGCTGGCGCACCTTCTGTAAGTCCTGCACATAATCGCCACCGTCATGAAAAGACGACACAACCTTGCCAAACGCCAGCTCAGTGGTCATCTCCGTCAAGGAATCATAGACCTTACGTCCCATCAAGGCGCGCCAGTCAATCGAAAATTGAGACAACGCATTGAACACATCAGCTTTCACCATAAGCTGCACGAGCGTGCGTGCGTCGATGTTCGGTTCGATATTGATGAGCAAAAGACTGCTCACCTCGAATCTCTTGAAATGACCTGCTGCGCGCTGCCACTCGCCTGTGCGAATGACACGCCCAGCTCTTGCTGCTGCATCGCGAACCGCACAGCTTGGCAACTTGCATTGGGAACAATGTTTAGTCCTACGGGATGCATCAAGGGCATCAGTGTATTCCCAAATAGCAGCATTGGGGAAAGCATGCATCTCAGCTTTGCTGGGGGAAATCAACCCCACTATGGCACCTTGCAGTGTCGTAATAGCGTGATTTAATGCTGCTCGGCGTATAGTACCAGCTGCTCTATGCTCCCCAATCCGTGGTGAATACCTCATAGGCCCAATGAGATTCAGCAGGCGATGATATTGTGGTGAAGATGGTGGGACAGAAGTGGCAATACCATCAAAAAACGCATCCAATGCTACCGCCGCACGTTCTTCGACCGTACCCAAAACCTCCATTCCAGAGAGCAATACCTTCGAAGCCTCTAGTGCCGAGACTGTATTCATGGGTCGCGTTATGGCATGACCGTACGAGGCTTCTTCATCCCCACGAATGCGATGCTGTGCATGCGGTATCCGGAAATTTAGGCCTCGCGGGAAGATTGGCAATTCCAAGGCAGTGGCGCCCACATACCTACTCAATTGACCATTTAGCTGCCCAGAAACGGGCATGTGTTGCGAAACTTTGCGCAGAGCATTCGCATACTCTTCAAAATCGGCTTGGCTGCCAATTGTCGGAACTATCGAACCACCAAAATCAAAACTCCCCCCACTCCCATAATGCAATCGACCCCGAACACAAGAGACACGATGTTGCGAGTCCTCAAACGCGCCAAAAGTCATACACCAATAAACACCTTGGACAATAAAATATGCAGGATTAGGACCAAGGAAAAACGCTACGAAAACTTTACCATAAGGGAAACGTGAAACGTAGCAAAACCCACTATCAGCTCTAAGATATTTGTAGGCATTGACGCATTGACAAAAGAGGATGTAGAGGGGGAGTACATCACACAAGAGGATTATGGCAAAGCGAAACATCAGCGACAAGCTTGAAAAAGCATCCATGTCGGTGACTGGTAGTGGTATTGTTGAGAGGTGGACTGGGG